TGCAAATCCAGACGTTGACACTTAGTTGAGCTACGTCCTTCATACCTTTTGGGATTTCGATGTCTTGTTCTTTTAGGATATCTGCATCTACGTAACCCCAAAACTCCAGTACTTCAAAACGTTCGGAACGAGACTCCTGAGAGTCATCTTCCATAGCCTGCTCCCACCACTCCTTAGTGTAGTTCTCTCCCATTGAGACAGCCATATCAAGAGCATTCTTTCTAAAGAACGGCCTATTACGAAGTCCACGGAGTTGGGAACGGGACATCTTGTGACGTTCTACTACGTACTCAGCATCTTCCATACTCTGTGCATCTGGGTCAGGATAAAAATTCCAGATAGATACTGCAGAGGTCTGAGGGGTTGTCTTAAATAGTGGATCATATTCACCGTCTTCAGTCCATTTAGGGTATTCTTTATCTACAGCAAAGGGGCCTTTCATAACACCGGTGCCGAACAAAGCTGTTTCAAATGCTGCAGTTCTTAATTGTTTTCTGGCATCAGATTCTTCCAACTGATCATGGATTTTCTTTTCCATCTTTTTAGCAGCAATCATTGCTGGATGAAACTCAACTTGGCTTGGACTTTTTGCAGGACCGGATTTTAATTTATCTTCTACCGGAGATAGATAATCTTTAAGTGAACCTAAACGATTTTCAAGAGACCGTTGAGTCTCTCCTGGTTTTAGCTCAGGCATAACACGTTGCCCTTGAGCTTTCTCTAGCTCAGGGTTAGCCTCAAAGTGAACTGAGTCCTCTACGCCATCGGGTAATATAGTGGGGTTGATGCTAATAGGAAAACGGTTAGCACCGAACAGTACCTCTACAATTTGACCATAAGCAGCTAGTACTTTTGTCTTAGTAACTTTAACAAAGATACGAGATTTCTCAGTAGAAGTAAACTGGACATCAGGGCCATATAGACCACGGTAGTTTCTGTATGCACGAATCCAACGACTCTCTTCTGTCTCACGAGCAGTCTCTGCACGAGAAAACCTTTCTTGTACATACGTAACAATCTGACCAGCCTTGGGATCATGGTAGTCGCCAGCATCTATATCCTCAACGGCAGAGGACTCTTCGGCATCCATCATCATCATTTCGTCTTCGAAGTCTTCTTCCATGGTATTTCCTAATAGCCAAATGTTGGGTCACTTATTTGGAACCCTGCGTTTGAAGCTGGGTTATAATCAAATAAACTACTTCTTGGTCTTGTCATAACACCATAACGCAATGCGTCATAAAGGTGATCTTCTGAGTGAGTATCTACATCCTCTGGATTATTCTTATCTAGAGGAATAGAGGGAAGTTGGGAAATTAAGTTCTTACAAGTATTAAAAATAACCATACGAGGCTGCTCGGTAAACTCATCTATCTGAAGTCGTCTGTGTATTTCATTCTTTCCAGACACACGAGAACCTTTAGATCTATCTGCTGGTCTCCACCTACAACCCTTAACAATCATTTGCTCTGCTAGTGATGGTCCAGTGTCCCCACGTTTGTGCCAGAGAGAGCTGTCTAGTACACCGTAACGTATTTTTTCCCCTAACTCTACATCTAAGATCATATCCGCAAGATCAGTAGCTAAGACTTTCTTAACGTACATTTCACGGTAGACAATCAACTGCTCGTCAGGTGCTACTGCAATCCAGACTATGCCACTGTAAGATCCGTAACCGTAGTCAGCTGCTCTGAACTTTGCCCAGTTGTTTGGGATATCAAACGGATCTACAACGTGTACCCTGCGATTAAATTCAGGGAAAGCTGCTCCTTCATTAACGTCCCAATCTCCTTCAAGTAACTGTCTCCGTTGGTGTTCTGGAAGTGACAAGAGGTTAGCTTCGTACATACCATCATCTGAAAGATAAGGGTTGTCAAACAAAGTAGCAGGAATAAATCTTCTTTTAAATAAAGGTTGGCCTTCTCTTGTGTGACCTTTGGGCCAAGTAATAGTTTCTCCAGTTTCTGCCTCAGTAGCCCAGAAAGCTTTCTTAGGTGTCCCTGGATCAATAAATGTCTTCTTGACCCATTGGTGCCCTGGTCCACCAGGGTTAGTAGTAGCTCTCATATAAAGAGGTAGACCACTAGTTGAGGTAGAACGTAGACGTGACCTCATATAGTTCCAAGGATAAGGAGAAGACCACTGTGTAAGTTCATCAAAACCAATCCAGTTAAAAGCCTGACCTTGGTACCGCATAACATCGTCATCTCTATCGAGGTACGACATCCAAAGAGTTGCACCACTGGGAGCTACCCAAGTCTTATCTCTTTCCATAAACTTAATACCTGGGATAGCCCGTGGGTATAGTTGTTTAGATACGGAGATAAGTTCTCTTAGTTCCTCTGTACTACGACGAACTAAAAGCATCTGGGCGTTAGGGTTATTCAAGTATCGTACCGGGTCAGCAACCATTGCGTATGACTTGCCGCCGCCGGCAGAACCACCGTAGAGAACTTCTTGCTCAGTAGAAGCTAGAAACTCTGTCTGTGGTCCTGGATTAGGCTCAAAGAGTATCTCCCGTTGAGCCTTAGCTACATCAATAGGCTCAGGTTTAACTTGGGCTGGGACTTTCTCCAACTTCACGTCTTTTACCGAGTCTGGTGTTTTCGAGCTTTTCTGCTTTTTCTGCTGCCTCTTTGCACCTTTCGGCGTAGAAGCGTTGAATTGAAGCTGCTGCCTTACGTCTTTGCTCAATTTTAACCCTCTTAAACAAACCTACATGGGAGATATATCTACCAGATACTTCACTTAACCAGGCAGATACCTCACGGTAACTGTATTGATTCAAGTGTTTTTTAGCTTGTTCAAAAAGCTCAAGTTCTTCTGGGACTGGTAATAGTATATCAGGATCATCAGGGTCTTGTCTATACCCAAACGGAAGAAATCTTCCTATCCTTACTAATGGTACCCATTCCCATTCACCTCCAACCTTTTCAGGTTTAGGTAGTTTCCAAGTTTTAGTTTTCATTTTCTTTCGGAGGCAAAATAAACAAAGGACTCTCAGTCTTTACTTCGATCTTGTCAGTCTTAACAAAACCAGCACGATCCATAAAGTCTTTTGCTGCTGCCATCTTCTCTTTGTTGCCCAAATCGGTGGGTGATCTCATTACTTGCATCATAGCCCAAGCTGCTGCTGGGCCACGAGTTGCGATGAAGTCTTTAGTTCTCTCAGCTACTTCGTCTTTTAAAGCAGACATAAGGGTAGTAGAAGACGTACCTTCGGCATACCCTGCAAGCTTAAGAGCTTTAACAGGATTGCCTTCGGCGCCTTCAAACAATGCATCCAAGAATGCTTGTTGTTTCTCAGTTAAGTTCCGGCCCATATATTTTCTGCCTTATTTCAGTACGTGTAATACCTATATCACGCAATTGTTTTGCTGACATATTGTTCAGTATCCAGTAGTCTGCTCTGCGTTGCATACGTTCGATGTGACGGTTCCATACACGATTAGCAAAACCTTTAATACTTTTAATCATTCTTCTATCCTAATTTGAGTGAACCCTTACTTGGGTTAGGATAGTTTTACATATATAGTTATAACATACTAATGCTAATAATGCAACCCCGTTATGCACTAACGGTTATTGCTGTTAGGGTGTTTTGTAACCCCAACCTTGACCATCTTTAAACTTATCATGTTTAAAGCGAGACTGCGTACCAGCTGCTCTTGATCTAGGTAGTCCTAAGGCACTCGCCTCAGATTTTGTAAGCGCATGGTATTCTGCAGAGGTATGAGCCGCCATCCAAGCAGCGCCTTTTAAAACAGGAGCTTTCTTATTGTAACTTTTTTTACGGGAGGCACTTGGCTCACTTCGTGCTTTGACTGAGGCTTTGATTGCCTTATTTCCTGCTTTAACTTCCTTTGTTTCTGCAACAGAAGTAGCTGGACGAGATCCACCAGAGGTAGGTCTTTTCTTAGGTCTAAGAGACTTAGCTGGTGCTGAGGATTTAAGATCTTCTGCTGTTGCAGCAATCATAGTCTTACCATCTTTATTTATATAATAAAGACT